CTATGGATGTAAGCATTGGCAGTAAAGTGGAAAAAGTTAAAACAACCGGCGTAGTTACTCGCGGTAATGGCTGCGCTACTAAAGGTGTAACAGCTAGAGGCCCGATGGCGTAATGAACTACGTTGAACTCAATCAAGCAATACAGAACTACAGCGAAAACACGGAGTCGTTGTTTGTTTCTAATATACCTTTGTTTATTACAGAGGCGGAAAGGCGCATTTACAATTCAGTGCAGCTGCCGTCTTTAAGAAAAAACGTAATTGGTACATTAACTACAAACAATAAATATCTGTCTTGCCCTGATGATTGGTTGTCAACGTATTCTATGGCCGTCATAAATAATGATGGCTCTTACACCTATCTGCTCAATAAAGACGTCAATTATATTAGGGAAGCCTACCCTACGCCTAATAGCACAGGTACACCTAAGTACTACGCTTTATTTGGCCCCAATAGCGGCAATTTAAATGAGCTTACATTTATCTTAGGCCCAACTCCCGATACAAGCTACCCAGTAGAGTTACATTACTTCTACTACCCAGTATCTATAGTTCAAGGCGTAATTAGTTCAATTGGCTCTGTAACTGCTGGCGCATCGTATAATAATGGCGTGTACACAAACGTATCTTTAACTGGCGGCACTGGCAATGGTGCAGCTGCTACTATTGTAATCGCTGGCGGTGTAGTTACTTCTGTATCAATTACCAATGGCGGTTCATTATATTCAGTTGGCGATGCATTGAGTGCAAACAATTCTGATATTGGCGGAACAGGTACGGGTTTTTCAGTACCGGTAGTTACTGTTGCAAACGCCGGTGGTACAAGCTGGCTTGGTGATAATTATGACCCAGTGCTGTTCTATGGTGCTATGCGCGAAGCAGTCATCTTTATGAAAGGTGAGCCGGACATGGTTACATACTATGAAAAAATGTATCAAGACGCATTGCAACAACTTAAACGTCTTGGTGATGGGCTGGAACGTGGTGATGCATACCGTGATGGCCAAACTAAACTTAAGGTTAATACTTAATGGCTATTGTTCAAACCCAGTGTACGGCATTTAAAGTTAATTTACTCAAAGGGGTAGAAAACTTTAATACGGGTACATCCTATACTTATAAAATTGCACTATATGAAGCAACGGCTACATTAAATGCAAATACATTGGTTTATACAACTGATGGTGAAATTACAGGAACGGGATATACAGCAGGTGGTAAAGTTTTAGCTCCAACTGTTCCGACAAGTAGCAGTAATACAGCGTATATATCGTTTGCTAATGTTACTTGGGACCCTGCTGCATTTACCACAAGGGGTGCATTGATATACAATAGTACAACAAACGCTGCCGTAGCAGTTCTAGACTTTGGGTCGGATAAAACAGCAACAAGTACATTTGTAGTAACTTTCCCAACGGCAACAGCATCATCAGCAATAATTAGAATTTCATAAAGGATTAAATCATGTTTAAAGAAAAAGTACAAATGGCGGACGTATGCGAAGCTTCAGTAGATAGAGGCGCTAGTCATTCAGAAGCAACAAGCATTTCAGGTTACTACACAGTTGAGTGTCACGATGCAAGCGGCGCTTTGAAATGGAAAGACGACATTCATAACTTAGTAACCACTGTGGGTAAAAACCTAACAATGGACACCATACTAGGCAACTCAGCCGCTGGTGCAGTGGTTATGGGCTTAAAAGGTACAGGTACTGCTGATGTAGCAGACACACAAGCCTCACACGCTACTTGGGATGAAGTTGGTGGTACTAATGCTCCTACCTATACTGGTACTCGTAAAACTCCAGTATTTGGTGCAGCAGCCGGTGGTGTTAAAACAACATCATCAGCCGTTGTATTTGCGATGACAGGTTCTGGTACCGTAGCAGGTTGTTTCATCAACATTGGCGGTTCAGCTACTAAAGACGACACAACAGGCACATTGTTCAGTGCTGGTGACTTCACTGCGGGTAATAAGGTTGTAACTTCAGGCGATACACTATCAGTTACATACGCTGCAACTGCTGCTTAATTAGGGGTATAACATGGCGTTAGTTCTTAAAGATAGGGTCAAAGAGACCGCTACGTCCCCTGGTACTGGCTCGGTAACATTGCTTGGGGCCTCAACAGGCTTTCAATCGTTTGCTGTTATAGGTAATGCTAATACTTGCTACTACACTATTTCAGACCAAGGCGGACCAAACTGGGAAGTCGGTATCGGCACGTATTCAACTACAGGCCCTACTCTTGCTAGAACTACAGTATTAGCTTCATCAAACGCCGGTTCGCTTACAGACTTCAATGCAGGTACACAAGACGTATTTGTTACCTACCCAGCAGAAAAAGGTTTGTGGTTAGATGCATCAGGTAATGCGATTGGTTTAGGTACTCCAGCAGCGTTTGTAGGTACTAATATCACAGGTACAGCAACAGCCCTATCTATTGGTGGTAATGCGGCAACAGCGACTACGGCAGGAACTGTAACTACCAACGCAAACTTAACAGGCGCAGTAACTTCAGTAGGTAATGCAACTTCTTTGGGGTCATTTACTTCAGCCAATCTTGCTGGTGCGCTTACAGATGAAACAGGTAGTGGCTCTGCTGTATTTGCTACATCACCAACATTAGTAACCCCTGCATTAGGAACACCTAGCGCCCTTGTAGGTACTAACATTACAGGCACTGCATCGGGCTTAACTGCAGGTACTGTAACCACTAACGCTAACTTAACTGGTCCGATTACATCTGTAGGCAACGCCACAAGCATAGCAAGCCAAACCGGTACTGGTACTAAGTTTGTAGTAGATAATACACCGACACTTATTACGCCAGTTTTAGGCGTAGCTACAGGTACAAGCCTTTCTGTATCAACAACAGTTACAGGTGCAGAGTTACTTGCTTCAAACGGATTGATTATAAACAATATGACAATCGGTACTACCTACTCAATCCCATCAGGCTACAGTGCTAGTTCAGTTGGGCCAGTGGTTATTTCAGGTGGCGTTACAATAACTGTCGGAGCAGGAAGCCGCTGGGTTGTTTTGTGATTCTTTAAGGAAAATATATGGCAGTTACAATAAATGCGTCACTTTCGGCAGGATTAGTCCAGACAGCCGATACCACAGGCGACTTAAACCTACAAAGCGGCGGTACGACAATACTCGCTATTGCTAGCACAGGGGCAACTATCCAAGGTCTAACAGTAGGCAAGGGTGGTGGTGCGGTAGCTACGAATACTGCGGTTGGTGCTAGTGCTTTGGCTGCGAATACTACTGGTACATATAATTCAGCTTTTGGCTACCAAGCAATGGCAGCAGGTGTTACAACAGGCGTTGGAAGCACATCACTTGGTGTATATGCAGGACATAGCGTTACTAGTGGAAGCGTTACAGCTATTGGCAATCAAGCATTATCTTCAAATACAACTGGTTTATATAACGTCGCTGTAGGTGGAGTTGATTCCACAGGTTATGCAGTTTTAAATTTAAACTCAACTGGCTCATCCAATACGGCTATTGGCGCTGGTTCGCTGGCTAAAAACACCACAGCCTCTAACAACACAGCCGTAGGTTATCAAGCTGGTTATACAAACATTACAGGCGCTCAAAATGTATTGTTAGGTACTAGAGCAGGTTATTTAGGAACTAACACCAGCTATAAAGTAATGATGGGTTATGAAGCTGGATATAGTAGCAGTTTTAGTGGCGATTCGTTTAACACCTTTATCGGCACACAAGCTGGCTATTTCATTACTTCAGGTATTAAAAACACCATTCTTGGTGGCTACAACGGCAACCAAAACGGTATAGACATCCGTACACTATCTAACTACGTTATAGTAAGTGATGGTGATGGTAATCCAACAGCATTTTGGGACACTCGGAGGCATCAAGCTTCAAGTACTTATTATGCTGGCGCAGCGTCAACGGTTTACTATTCACTACGTGGCACAGCGTCTATGAGTGATAATGGTGGCTCAGGCATTACATCCAGCAATATTTTTGGAGGCAATGTATCTACTGGTTTCCTTCATGTTAATGAAGTAGGCACATCTAAATATTTAATTGCAGCGATATTTAAACAAAACAGTACTCTTGCCCCAGTTATTACCGTTATAGCATCATCTGGACTCTCAGTTTCAGCAACAAATCCTGGTGGTACGGTTCTTATAGGCGGAGCTACTACTGGAGCAAACGTAAAAATGCGTTATATTGCTTATGATGGACAATATTCTTTATAAGGAAAAATGATGGCTAAAGAACTATTTAAAAAAGATGACGTAAACGCATTAAGGCAAAGTAACCGTGACTACGAGTACCGTGTTATTGGTCAACCAATATTTATGAAAGTGCAAATGGGTCAAGCAACGATGGAAGAATTTCAAGCAGCTATTGCTGAGATTGATGCAAGGCATCCGTTTGTAGACGCTGATTTTGAACTTGAATTATCAGACTCCTTATCAATTAATGTCTCAGACGAAGCAAAATAATGGAACAGACAGCACAACAAGTTTACGATTCCGCACTGGATTCAGTTAATCTAATCCTAGCAGGTCAACCAGAAGGTGTATCAGATGACGATTGGGCTGACACATTAGAGCGCAACAAAGAACACCTACGCATACAAATTGCTAAGGGCGCTGACTTCTACGGTGACTTAGACTTAACACCATTTAAAAAAGCAGTAAAATAAAGGAGCAAAATAATGGGCGGATTAG